AAGATAAGTTTTTCTTATTTACTTTTTCTATTTGTTTTAATCTATCTATTGTTGTAATGTCTATTATTTTATATAAATCAGACGGGATAGGCAGTGCGCCGGACGATAAAGTTGAATTTTGAACTTTATAAAATGGATCTATTTTTTCTTCTATTTTCTGGGGTATATTTCCATATTGCTCAACGCCTCTACCAGAATTGTGTTTTACAACAAATCTATTATAATCGTAAAAATGTTGGTCTAGTATATCAAGTTGAACCTGAGCACTTATTTTATTAAATTCTTCAGGTGTTAAAAAACCTCTCGATTCTTTATTTAATATTGATAATACTGTTTTGTATACTTTATCAACTGATATTGCCATATTTTTTTTATTTTAAGAAAAATTAGTAAATACTAATCTTGACTTAGCTTTTTCTAATTTATCAGTTTTTTCTATTAATAATCTTTGCAATGTATTAATATTCGTGTTTTCCCTATTGCCTAATATCGCATAAACCATACAAGCATACATAGCTTCTTCCGCTAATTTAGGGATTGCGGCTGTTTCATCTGTGGTAAGGGCATTTGATAGGTAATCAAACAATAATGCGTCACCCGTGTCCCCTGCGTTAAACTTTACAGTTTTAGCTGTATAATCCACATAGTATGTTCCCTGTGCAGGTGAAGCCGCTGATGTCTCTGCGAATTCACTACCGTCAACTGTAACTTTTATTATAGCCACTAAATCTGCTGGGAAGTTATATATATACGGGTTACCGGGCACGACAGTTGTATCTGTCATCTGACTTTTTAAAGTTTCATAAGCAAACTCTTGTAAGCATCGTCTAGCGTGAAACACTATTTCTGTTCTTTTTGTATCGGGTATTATTTTACCAGGACCAGTATATGATATTATAAAGTTATTTACAATGTCATTTATTGTTATGAAAGCGTTGCTTAAGTTTGCCATTATTTATTATTTTTTATTGTCTACTATTATTTGTTGCTCTTTTTGTGCTGCTATAGATAATGCTAATTGATCCTTAGTCATAACACCAGCGTAGCCTAATATTTTATTTATTAGTAAAGGCTGATCAGATTTATGTATTTCAAAATCTACAGACTTTGAAGAATCATAAATATAATTACCCAAATTTGGCTCTATATCAAATCCCCATTTTGGATTAGATGGAAAAGTTAAGAAATTAACTCGTGGTGTTCCTGTTAATCCAGCTGGGTAAAATGTTATAGTTCCATCTTCATAAGTATAAACCGGGTAATGTGCTGTGGGTGCTGTCAACGGAGATGTATTAACGGTGTAAACATCTTGCTGTTGTATTCTTTGCGCTTCTCTTGAAACCCCTCCAACGGTAAAAATAACAGATCCTAGTTCATTAACTGCAGCAAGTTGAGTTTTACTCACAGTTGTCAAACCATTAACTATAGTCGTGGTTTTTAACGCACTTCTTTTAAATATCTGAATTTTTTCGTCTAGCAAAGACATTCTGTCTGCATAAGCTAATGAAGTTTGAGGCATTCTCAATAATTGATTTAAATCATCAAAATACTGAGTGTAAATTTCTTGTTGTGCTTGAGCAGCGAGTTTGTCAAATTCGACTGGTGTGAGCACGCCTCTTTTTTCTTGTTGTAAAACAACTAACACCGCTTTGTAAACTGAGTTTATATTTATTGCCATAATTTTTATTTATAATGATTAAGCCGCATATAGCGGCCCAACCACTATTTACTTTATTTTAACTTTTTTTCAACTGTTTGATAAACTTCAATACCTTCGTCGGTTTTAAAGTATGCTGCTAATGCTGAATACGGGTTTTCGTCAAAGGGAACTGTTATAAGTTTTCTATCATTAGATTTCCACTTAAATGTTCTTTGATCACTTGATAATGAAATAATACCATTTTCAACAGCTTTTATACCGACGTTTCTAATATTAATGTTTTCATCATTTGCTAATTCTAAGAACAATTCTGGATTACTTCTTGCAAATAGTAATAAATCTCTTTTAAGTTCCTTAGAAGTCATCCTAGATACCTTATCACCAAGCTCTGTTCTTAATATTGCTTCAGCTTGATCTATATCTATACCTTGCGCGGTAGTTAATGCTTCTATTTCGTATTCAATAGCGTCTAAATCATCTTCAGCTTCTTTAACCGGATTGTATTCATAAAATTTTCTATTTAGATCCGGGTGTAATGCTAAAAATTTTTGTAATGTTTGTTTTTCTTTTGGAACAAATAATTTTCCATCTCTAAAAACAATTCTTGATAATCTTTCAGGACCTTTCATTTCGTCAACAAATATTGTTTTTTGATTTTCACAATACTTAATCTCTCTTTCATATCCCTTTTCTTCGTCAAACCACAACATGCCTCTTGTTTTTAGCATAAGAGCAATTGGTGATTCATTTGTAGATAACTGATATAGTTTATCTTTTATTTCCCATTTGGGCGCAACTTTAGTTGCTTTTTCTTTAATTTTTGCCATGATATAATATAATATAATTAATAAGAGTAATGATTACCCCCGTCAGAACAACGAGGGTAAAAATTACATTAAAATTTACGAGTCAAATCTCATAAAGTTGTTTGCAGCTTGCACCACTAAACATCTTTCTGATAGATAGTGAATCTCCATCTTGTCATCACCGATTGTCTGCGCTCCGCCGACTGAACCAGTTACCCAAGATTTTAATTTTCTATCATCAGCTTGAGAAGCTCTGTAACGTACGTGTAAGAACGGTCTTCTTACATTACTTCCTAAGTTTTGATCATATACTGAAGATGTTCCAGCAGGAATTAAAAGTCCTTTTAATCCGCCTACTGAACCTCTTGTTGACTTGTCATTTAAGTATTTCCAGTCAGTTTTGTAGAAGTCATAAGAACCTCTTCTAAAACCAGAAAATCCTAAATTTAATGCCATATCTTCAGAGTTGTTAAATACTCCAAAACCAAGACCTCCAGAAATATTTGGATTTAAACCAGCAAGTAAGTCATCGATAACTAAGTTAGCGTCTCTATCTAAGAAAAGCATGTTTTCTTCAATAGCTCCTTGTTTGTCTAATTCCTTTAATACATCGTCAAATTCAGATAATACTGCTCCTGAGTCAAATTGGTTAGTAGCAACGATTCCTCTTTCGCCAATAGCTGAAAGTAATCCTTGAGAACCATCAACACCTACTTCAGATGCGCTGTCAGCTTTTTCAGATTCAATTGCAATCATTTCTAAATAGTCATCAAATCTTGCTTTTGTATCAGCAGAAGATTTTAAGTACCATAAGTATCCAGACTCACCGCCTTCACCACTTACTTGTACCCACCCGATTTGAGCAGTGTCAGATCCATTGATTTCAAAGTGATCTTTGATAATCATTGGCTTGTTAGTGAAAGTTTTAAAACCTGGCTCTATTGAGTCAGTCATACTAGCAGTTCCTTTTGAAAATTCAGAACCGTATACGAAAAACTTAATAGCTACAGCAGTGTCTCCAGCAACTAAAACGTCTAAATCATCAAAATTTTGACCTCCGTAAGGCTTCAATTTCAATGTGTTAGTAGCAGTTTCAACGCCTTCAGTACATAAAGCTTTTACAACAACTGCTCCAGCAGATCCTGTAATCTCAGCAACTACAGTAGCTCCTTTTCTTACAGCGTGGGCTTCAGTAGCTCCGCTATCAATTCCAGTTATTGAAGTTACAACACCGTCTGTACAGTTAATAGTACCGTTGTAAGATAAGTGTAGTCTACCTTGCTCAGACCAAATTACTTGATCAGATGACATTGGCATTTCTGCACTAATTTGTGAAAGGAATCCAGAAATAGTTCTGTTCCCGTATCTCTGTACTTCACTTTCGTAAAGCTCAGGAAGATATTGTTTAGCCCATCCGTCATTTTGAATGTCTAAGTAAGATCCCGCAGTCGTCATTTTTGACGCTGATGGAGTTAAAATACTGCCAGCTAATGGGCCAGCAAATGAATTGTTATTCGCCATTTTAATTTTTTTTTGTTAATTAATAATTCTTAAGTTTAAATTTTAGCTTAGAATTATCGTCCCCTGAAATAGCTTTTACTTTAATGCCTCCGGCTTCAACATATCCACTAGATGTTTTTCTAGGATCCATGCTAATGTTTTTAGCTTCTGCACTTAATTGCTTAATTGCATCAGCTTTACCTTGTTCATAAAAATGGTTGGCTATTTTATCGGGATTTGAAGCGGCAAATAAAGCTTTATGGTAACCTCCAGCGTCTTGTAACATTTTATTGTCACCAACATATTTATTGAAAACATTCAATAAATCACTTTGAGTTTCTTTTACTTTATTTACATCTTTAACATTAAACCTGTATTTTTTGTCCCCTACCTCGAAATTAAAACCTTTAAATTCTTGATTAAAAACTTTATTAGTTTGTTGTTGAAAATGTTGTGTTTGCTGCTTTAATAATTCGTCAGCCGATTGTTGCTCTTTATTGTATCTGTCGAAAAAATCAATAGCTTTTTGCTGTTCAGGAGCTAACCTAGAGCCCAACTTGACCTCTTTGTAATATTTCTCCTTAGTTTCATTTAAAAACTTATTGGCATTTGCGACTTCCTCTTTGAGAGCAAGTTTTTTTCTTTTAATATCTCTTTCCTCATCAACTTCTTCGTCAAATGAAAATTTATCGTCTAATAAAAACGACACTTCATCATAACTTAAATGAGGTTTTGTTTGCTTGTAGTATTCTCTTAATAGAGTAGCTTCATCCACATTGGAATAATCAGCGTTTAATCTACTGTAATCTTCAATACTACCACCGGTTTCTTCCATAAACTTAACTAAATTTTGCACCCCTTCTGGTAAGTTTATTTCTGGTTCTTTGATTTGCTCAGGTTTTTCATCTTCTACTAAAGGCTGTTCCTTTGTATTGTTTTCAACCGGAGTTTCTTCTTCCGTAATTTCTTCAATTACAGGTTCTTCTACTTTTTCTTGTTGTACTTCTTGCAGTTCCACTTCGGCTTCTTCCCCATTTTTTTCATCTTCGCTGCTTCCGCGTAACACGCCATCTTCTGAGCTTTGTTCTTGAACGGCATTTTGTTTTTCTTTTTGATTGTTAACTTTACCTAAATCTACAGTGTAATCACCCTGTTCATTAGTCGGTATTTTTTGCACCTCTGCTTCTTTTTCGGCAATAGACTTTTCTTCAACGTCTAAAGCTTCAACTTTAATGTTTTCTGACATAATAAAATATAATTGTTAAAAATTTATCTAGGATCAAATTGCTCTAATCCAAATCCACCTAAGCTATCAAATCCAGCGGATTCAAAGTTTTTTGGTGGTTTACCAGATTTTCTCTGGTCTATAAGTTCACTTTGCTGTGAAGCTTGTATTTTTGTTCTTTTATCTTTACGATCTTCTTTATACTTCTCTTTATTGTTAATCACCTGATTGTCCTGCTCCTTAAGCCTCATATTTAATTGAAACTCAAACTCCATCAATTCTTTTTTGATTTGCGCTTCTCTTTCAAGTTTTGCAATGTCAAACTGTGATTGCGCTTGTGCAATTTGTACTTTGCTTTCTGCAATACCTTGCTGTTTTTGTATTTCTGCGGCGGCTCCCGCTTGAGCTGACTGAGCGTTAGCTTGCGATTGCGCTTGAATGTTTTCCATTTGAATTTGTCTGTCTCTTTCAAACTTTTGTTTTCTTCTTAATTTTAATAACTGATTAGCTAATTTTAAATTTCGAATTTCTCTAACATCAATAGCATCCTCAAGCTCTATCTGTTTTTGAGATATAGCCATTTGTATATTGTTTTCTAACAATTGTTTTTCTTCTTCATCGGGAGATAACTCAAGAAATATACCAAAGTCATGTATATGCAAATCTTTAATTTCAGCAAGGGTAGCAACATCCACCTTACCCAACGATTGTATAAAAGAATTTTTAGTATTTGAAAATTCTAATATATCAGATATTCTTAATGATATTGCTTCTGCAGTTTTTAAAGTTAAGTATAACCCCGCCTGTAATATATGCCTAGTTGCTGTATTCGAATTTGCAGCTGCAAGTTTTTGTAACCCCACTAAGGCGTTTCTATCAGGAGTGCTACCATCTCTAGCTTCATTCAACCCTGTAACATCTCGCATCATTTGCAAATAATAATTATAAGATTGTATTAAGCTTTGAATTTTTGATCCCCCTGATCCTGTACGTAATTCTTGTATTGGTATCTTACCGTTATTAAAATCACCATCTTGCGTCATAGATCTACCTATAACAGAACCTGTTTGAAAATACATGTTCAATGCTTCTTGTGGATTATAATTTGTTCCATTACCTAAATCTACTTCAGCTAAACCATCCGCATCTAAATAAACACCATCAGGTACCATTCTTGATAATACTTGCTGTAATTTTAAATGTGTTATTTGAATCATATCAGCAAATGATGTCATTCTGCTAACCAACGATTCTGTTTTACCTTTGTATATTCTAGGAGCTACAATGTTATAACTCATCTGAACTTTAGTAATATCAGATTTAGGTCTTGTCATGTTAACGGCTTTTTGCCATTTTAATAATTTATCGTGACCAACAATTTTAGCACCTTCGTATAAGCATTCAATGGATCTATTTACTTTTTGAAATCTAGCTCTTGAATCTTTAGGTGGATTAAATTTATCATCTTTTTTAATAGCTTTATCAGCACCAGATGTCGTTTCTTTTATTTTGTATACTTGATTTTCAAATGTTTTATATTCAAAATAGAGTACATACACAAAATTTTTATCTGACGAATTCATGCCAGCTTGATTATATAGTAAAGAACTATTCCCTTTACCCTCAATCTCTTCTATATCTTCTGTCGTTAAATTAGGAAATTGCTTTTTTAATTCAACCAAAGTTACTCTTCTAACCTCTCCTACATAATAAAGATCTTCAAAATATGGTGAGTCTGTGTAGGAATAAACAATATCAGAAGGGTCTACGTAGTCTAATTTAATACCTTCCGCCGTATTAAAACTGTTTTTAACACAACCTATTCCAAGTACAGCAATATCATAATCTAATCGTTTCTTTAATAAATCGTACTTATTTAAATTAAAAATGTTATCTATTGCTTGTTCTTGAGCCAACTCGATTGACTGCTTGTAATTGAGCTGCATGTGTAAATTAAGCTCGTCTTCTGATTCCGGTATTACTTCTTCTTTATTATTTAAAGTATTAACGCCAGTTGCTTTTGATATTTTAGCTGCAAAATCACGTGCATACATATCATTCAACATTTCGTCAATATAATCTGTTCTTTTTTTACTAGCAATGGGATCCACAGAAAATGCTTTTAACCCATATGCTCTTTCCGCAATACCATTTACAACTATATCAACAAATTTTGGAATAATAGGTACTGGCTTCCAATCTAAATTTAAATACGACAAATCACCATTAATAGATAACTCGTCTTTATATTTTTTAATGCTTTGCTCGCCTCTTGCATATAATCTAAGATTATGATAATTATCTCTATTTGAGAAATAGCGAGATCCTCCGGAATCTTTTTTGAACCATTCTGACTCTACAGCTTTAGCAATCTCAAGCCCATACTCTGAACTCTTTTTTTCTGCGTCGCTTACTGCTTGACTCGGAAAAATACCTCTTGGTGATACTTTTGCCATCTATTGTATTATTTTTGAAAAATTTCCATTATTGTTATATTTAGATAAACTAAAACTAACCTTACTTTTTAATTTACGCGCTTGAAGCGGCGTGTATAAATGTTTATTACATGCCATAATAGCTAACCCTGAACTGATAGCTGCGTCAAACTTTGTTCTTTTATTTATATCAAACTTAGCCCAATCGTTTAATGTTTCTGAAAAATACAGGTCGCCGTAATTACCATTTTCTAATTCACCGACATATTTGTTTATGTAACTTTCTATTGCTGACGCATGTGCTTGTCTAATATCTTCACTTGAATTCGGTATACCTCCAATTTCTTTTTCAGTAACCGATAACTTATTCCATTTTTTATCAGGTCTATTCATAGAATATCCCCTGTATCCTCTTCTTTTTAAATAATATAGTAATCTAGGTTTATTATTCTCCGCAAGTATTGGCATACCATAAAAATGTAATGCCATTAATATATCTTCAAAAAACATTTCCGCTGTTTGCGGCCTAGCTATATATTCAAGGAAAAACATATTAGCAGGAATTTCTTCCATACTAAACTTCGTTAACCCGTGTAATGCTCCTTTAGATCCTTTGCCGTCTGTTGTTCCTGATATATCATAACTATCACAACCAAAAGCGCCACTGTGTTCGTTCCCAGGGTATTTTACACCATTCTTAGTTATTACTTTATTTTGTAAATGAATAGGCGGCACCCAGCTAACATTAAATCTTCCACTAGTATTCGGTATAAATTCTACTTTCGTATCTTTAACACCGTTTTGCCATTGAAAGCTACCTTTTGTGACTAAAGCACTGTATTTTGCTTCTTCATTAAAATCAACTTGCTCATATATTTTTGCTAAGTTGAATATACTATTTTTAGTTTCATCTCTGAATGCATGCTCTTCTGTACGCGGAAACTGTCTATAAAATTCATTTAATCCGTCTTGATCTCCTTTTAAACCTTCTACTTCATTTTCCCAATGTTCAATAACCCCGACGTCGATAATATCTCCTTGGTTGTTTTTGACAGGCTCTTCCGGTGTGTTAAAGACAGGTATTCCATAAGAATCGATGAATCCTTCGAAATTCCATTCCATAGGTATGAACAAAGAATATAATCCCGAGCGAGTCTGTCCATTTTTATTCCGTTTCGTAACATCTGAATTATTATATAGTTTTTTAAAATTCTCTCCTCCTTTGTCTAAAGCGTTTGATGTTGAGCCCATCATGCACTTACCAATTATTCTTGAACCTAATCTAAGCGTAGTTTTTGTAACTCGCCAGTTGTTAAGAATGTTTTCTGGACGTTCCCATTTGCCTGCCTCATCGTGTACTAGTAGTGCAAGTTTTTCACCATCGTAACTGTTATCTCCTGTATTCTTCCAGTCAATAGTTGTATCTAATCCAGCTATCTCTTGAGTTTTGTCTTTAGACTCAAATCTTTTACGAGTAAATTTTGAAGCTGGCACTCTGTATGCAAGTTCTGTTTTCGGTCTGTCCATACCGTCTTGTATGGGTCTGAAAAAGAACGGATAGTTGATTGATATTGGTACAACTTTGTCTGTAAACATTTTCTTTGCATCAGCACCTGACTTTGATAATATACCGTATCTTGCGTCTGAAGATATAGTAGCCAAGTTAACGGTCTCTCCGGATGCCATAAATGAAAATCCTGAACGTCTGTTTTTAAGATAGCACATTCCGTAGCATCTTTTATCTGCTTTGCAAGCTTCCCAGTGAATAAAGAATAATCTGTTTGCTTCCCTAAAATCTGGTCTCCCAACATCAATCTTGGTCCACTGCAAGTACATATAGTGAGTGCCAGTAACATAAGTAGGAACCCCCTTGCTTTTAAACCAATGTCCTTCATCTCTTTTAGTAAACTCTGTATCAATATACGCATGCCATCTTTGTTTAAATTCATCCGGATAATCTTTCCAATCAAATATACTCTTGATTGATTTAAGCTCTTTAGGATACTCGTGTGGCGTCCATCTGTCATTTTGATTATCAACGTTTATTGCTTTTGGCAATGCTATTTTCAAATTCTGTATGCTATACACCTCACCTATCTGGCCCGTCTTTGATATAACAATGACATCATGCTCTTCATTATATCCGTATTCCCATTTCTTTGATCTGTTTAATCTCTGTATGGTGGTAGCTTTAATAGGTTCTACAACCTTATATAAACTTTGATTGTACATTATTTAGATCTTCTTTCTGCAAAACCTTTAAAAGTATTATCTACTTCTTCTTTTGGTTTATTTTCAAGTATATCTTTCTCCTCTTCAATTCTAGTTAATATCTCAAATGCATCGAATATTGCGAGCTTTTTAGTGGCTGCAGCGTTCTTGAGTCTATCGGCTGAGATATCATCATCAGTTTCAACAATAGGTTCTTTAGCGACTTTAATAAGTTCTTTGACTGCTTCATGTCCAGCTTGGATTATATTCTTTTTCGTTTCCTTGACGTTCATATTTAATAGATATTGAATTAGTAAACACTCTATACATTCTTTCGCCATCTACAATAAATTCGTATTCACTATTAGGTGTAAACCCAACTAAATCTTCTTTCTCTATTAAACTGCTAATGTCTTTATCAATATGCTTTATAATGCCTTTTAAAGCTTGCTCTTTGTCGTTATTTAATATATCAGTAGATTTTATTGGCTTAACAAAACAGAAGCCCTTGGGCGCATTCCATTCGTTATTTCTTTTGTATAAAAATATTTGTTCCGATCTCACAAAATAAAGATCATCTTTATAATAACTTCGGCTGTTACTTTCAATGCCGTGTTGATTATACCATCTTCTAAATACGTTGTGATGAACTATTACTTCATCTCCAACCTGTATTTCTGTTTTTTGGTTCTTAGGTATACCAAGCACAATTCCCGTACGGCTAACATATCGATGATCAGAGATTTCAGTGTTAACTAAAAGCTCTTGACCATCTATATATTTTTTATTGCTGTATCGTTCGTTTTTTGGTTTTATAATAAAATCAAATAAACTTTGCATTAATATTCTAAATTGTATTCTACAGCTATTGCCATGTTCTTGTTAAAATCTTTCCAGGGCAGTACTTCTTTTCCTTTTTTAATAAAAATAGAAAATTTATCAGACTCTTCTATTATATTACATATTGTATGACCACCATATACTTCTTGGCCTACAGCGTAATGCATAGCGTCGTTCTTATAGTCTCTGCCTATACTTATTTTACGAACTAGACTCATCTTCTTTGATTGGCTCGTACGATCCGTCTTCAATATTGATTTGTATCTTACCGTACTTCTCTTCTAGCTTAGCTTGCAATTTGTTCAAATCCTGTTGAACTTCTGCTGCAGCGTGGTTAAGCTGGTGTTTCTTTAATTCTAAGTTACCTATTTGTGAAGCAGCGTTGTTAAGCTTACCTACAAATCCCTGTAATTCTTCTAATTGTTCAGGTGTAATTTTGTTTACTTGGTTTTCCATAATCTTTAATTTTTAAAATTTAATTTAATTGTTTGGGTTATAATTTATTATCACTTGTTTTACTTAATTTCTAATTATTCTTCAACATCTGCTATTGCACTAAGCGCGAAAGGCATATGAAACGTTGTGTCAACCGGTGTTTTTTGTAATTCAATTTGTGAATCTAAACTAGCTTTCATGCTATCTACATCTAATCCATCTTCCAACCAAGCTATCACATCAGCTTCTGTTATATTATCGTATTCTGTAAAATTGCCTGCATCGTATGTTACGTTATGTGTTCCGATTGAATAAGCTGTTTTAGTTGTGTCTCCATCGTCTACTGCGGAATATCCCCAGTGGATTGTGTTGATAACATTATCTTTGCTATCGTGGGAAATTTTTGCGTCTAACGCATTAATTGTCCATTTGTAAGTGTTTGACATTTTTATTATTTTAAGTATTTTAATTTAAAGTTATACCGCTTGGTATTATCGATTTGCTTGTTGAACCTGTCATGTACTCTAGTGTAATATATACCCCACCATATGCAGCTCCAGATTGACTTTGCAGGTAGCTGTTTGTAAAATTAACTTGTATTTCGCCATCTACTCCACCACTTTGTGATGTTTGAGTTACCGAACTTACGTTCCCTGTAGAATTTAAAGTTGTTAACCCATAAATCAATTGCAAAGAACCAAATGTAAAATCTAAAGTAAAAGATCTATTTGTATACCCGCTGGCTCTATTAAAAACAGCACTATGACCCCACATTCTTACTATAGTCGTCATGTTTAAATTACCTTGACTTTCTACCGGTATTAATAGTTTTGTTCCTAAAGAAGTTACGGGGTACCATTTTGTAATAGTCATTTTTTGAGGAAACCCTTGATTATTACCAGGTCCATAATTTCTTTGAACCGTATTTTCGGAACCTTGATATACGTCTAATTTAGCATTAGGGCCAGTCGTCCCAATTCCTACCTTTTGAGAATTATCTATAATCATAGCAAAAGCCCCACCTTGTCCAGCGTGCGCTTCGGCTGCAGCGTAACCATTAGTAAAAAACTTTATAGGGTGCGTTGAATTAATTCTTAGGTTAGAATCTCCTGACATTATAGTAGAAACTGTTCCATCGTTTTCACCTAAACGTATTGTGGGGACGTCATCTGCTTCTATTACTAATGTATCGTATCTAATTAATCCTACAGGAGAACCACCTTTACTTATTCTAACGGCAGGGCCAGCTGTTATTGCAGCTCTCCCAGCATTTATATCTAGTCTTGAATCTGGGTCTGTAAGTCCTATTCCTACGTTGCCTCCGTTAAGCCATGAATTCCCTTCTGTAAATATTCTAACTAATTCAGAGCCTTCATTAAACATTTGAAATATAGTATCATCAGCGCCAGTTGCAGATGAGCCTGTTCCCATAGAAATAATTTTATCTCCACCTTTATCTAATTGAATAATTGGTCGCCCTTGGTCTGCATCTAAATGTAAAATTCTTTCAGGCGAAGTTGTTCCGATTCCAAAATTACCATTTTCTAAAATCGTAGCAGCATAAGAGCCACCAGATTGTAATCTTGTTGTAGTTCCAGATTCACCTCCAAAAAGCATAAATCCTGCATTAAACCCAGAAAATCCTTTTGTTGCTCCACTGGCATTATATTGAATCACAGTATAATTACTATCTGAATTATCCAATTCTAAAACACTATTTGTACCAGATGTTTTAACTTCTAATTTAGAACCAGGCGATGAAGTTCCGATACCTACATTGCCACCAATCATACTGACATCCCCATTGTTAAAAAATCTTATAGGCAATTCACTTGTTGTTTCGTTATAAAAATATAATGAACTTGAATCGTGTTCTATAGAAAAATTATTTGCACCTGTTCTTCTAAAAGCTATTTTTTTATCTGAGCCTACATTCGCGCATACGACTTTACCACCAGCATTTATATCATCACCTGAAGAAATTTCACCCGCAAAAGTTGCATTACCATTTTCTTCTACAACAAATAACTCATTATTGTTATTTATATTAGTTTGATTGTGGCCAACAACAAATTTTTCTCCTTGGTTGTTATTATTACTATCTATATTAATTCTTAAAGATGCTGGTGTATTAATTACACCATTTAATAATGAGCCTTGATCTAATGTTAATGTGCCCGCTATATTTACTGCACTTGCAAAAGTTGCGTTGTTTGACGTATCTAATAATAAGGCTACACCAGATCCGGATGTGCATTGAAATTTAAATTCGCCGTTGTCATTAATAATTGCCCAATCATCTTGTTGTAAATCTGTAAAATTTAGTCTAGGTATAGTTGCAGATATTTCTACCGTACCCGTAAACGTTGGTGAAGCTAATGGTGCTTTTAATCCGATACTCGTAGCTGTTGTAGTAGCAAAATTAGGGTCATCTCCTAATGCATCTGCTAACTCATTTAACGTGTTTAATGTTGACGGCGCAGAATCTACAACTAAAGCAACTCTTGCATCAGCTCTTGCATCTGTATAATAAAGATTAGTACCTTCACTTAAGTCACTAGTGCTTGCTGCAGTTATTCTTGCGTCAGCTCTTGCGTCTGTGTAATACAGATTAGAACCTTCAGTAATATGAGCCGTTGTAATCCCACTTATCTTATCGCTAGTAACCGCGTTATCCGCTATGTTACCTGTAGCTATCGTTGAGCTCGCTATTAAATCACCTGTTACTTTAGTGTTTGCCATATTATTCTATTATTGATCTTTCTGCGTATTTTTGTTTTATTTCATCTGTCCAATATATATCAGCTATAGCTTTTACATTGTGCTCAATAGCTTTTGTGTCATCACCACATTCTATAGTTTCTCTGAAATATGAATTTGATATAACTTTATCATCTTCAATTATTTGATCTGAATATCTTACTTGGATACTTTTGTATTCTCCAACTATTTCTATTTTATCCTGTATTCTTTGTTTTGATAAACTCATTTTATTTTTATTTTAAATTTAAGCTGTAGTATATGTCACATAGCCCTCTATGTACTGGTTGGTATTGTTTGTCACATCTTGATTTACCCAAGTGTTGTTGTCCCTACTCCACAATATATAAAAATGAGAAGTATTATCATCTAAATTTATACTTGGAAGATCATAACCATTTGGAAAATTAATTTTATAAAATCTTAAATTACCGCTAAAAGCACCTCTAACAGAGCCATCCATAGAACACGTAAATGGTAAACCTGATATTTTAAAATGCCCAGAAGCCCCTGACTGCCCAAAGTTTAAAATAGAAAACCAACAAGTAACTTGATTGCCTATTTTAGTATACGAACCTCTTTGACTGTTTGAACCCGAGTATGTAGTTGTGCCAGCTACGGTGTTGCCACTAACCGCTGGCGTCCAAGTTCCTTCTTCGTAGTCGTCTAAAAGATTAGCACTTGCGGTGTCACCGTTAAAGGATATGCCTTTTAAAAGACTTACGTCTCCATTGTTAAAAAATTTATGTTCTCCTATCGTACCACCTGCAGAACTATAAACTTGTAATTTTAATGTACCTTGATAATTATGCATTTGATATGCACCATAAGAACTATTAAAAATAGCACCGTTACTTGTGTCTCTATTAAAACCAATAGAACCCATATAACTACTATTACCAGAACCTAAATGAAAATAATCTCCGATTCGAAGTTGTTTATCTTGTGCTATTTTAACATACGTAGAATTAATTTGCATTCTTTCTACGCCTTCAGTTTTAAACACCATATACGTGCCAGAACCATTAGCTTCAAATTCGTATTTTACAGCAGTTGCCATCCCAATTTTCATATATCGAGACGTTACACCTGGGAAGCTAAATTTTATATTTGGATATAATGATCCTGTACCAGAAATTTCTAATTTTTCATCAGGGCTTGTATTTCCGATCCCGACTGCTGAAGCATCTAATATTAAAAAATTACCCCCTGACCAATCACTTGCTTTTATGGTCATCTGATAAGGAGATGTCGTATTTTTTATTATTCTACCTGTTCTTGCGTTACTTCCATTTGTTCCTCCTATTATAAATTCAATATTTCCATTATTACCATCACTACCTGTAGAAACATGTAATTTACCCAAAGGCGAAGTCGTCCCGATTCCTACGTTTCCACCTTGTGGGTTTAATATTAGCGGTTCTGTTCCGTAATTTACACCTCCATTGTCATAAGAGCTTTGAATCCATGCACCGTAACTTCCGTTGTTATACGTACCCATTTGAAGTCTGACATAAGCGTCTGAACCCGCCAAAGTAAGATGTGCATTATTCGCCTGGTCATCAAACGATATTGACCCTTCGTTTATACCAGCTTTACTTACGGTTAATTTACTGAATGGGTTAGTCGCTCCGATTCCTACGTTGCCTGTACCTGCAATATTAAATACATCATCAACACTGTGTAACCCCATTGAAATTCTATTTGACGTAGAACCATCGCCCGCGTAGTAAAAGTATGTTTGACCCATATTTCTACTATTATCACTCCTACCGACAGCGTACATTATATGGTCACCTGCATTCATACCTGTATTTAATAACCTAACCCCTCTTTGAAAAGACCCTGTACCACTTGCTCTCAAATCTACTAACGGAGTACCTGATGTATTAGCTCCAGATACTTTTAATCTACTAGTCGAAGGGCTAACTCCAATTCCTACGTTTCCAGAACTGTTTATACGTAATCTTTCTGTTCCTGCTGTTTGTAAAGACAAACCATAAGCTGAAGAATTTGTACCTAAATAAACATAAGAATTACCTGCATCTACACCCCAATAACCAAAATTTGAACCTGTGTAAACTCTTGCTTCTCCATTTACAGTTACATTTCCTGCAAAAGTTCCATTTCCAGATTGATCTACATTAAATATTGGAGCTAAAGTTGATCCATTTCTAACCTCAAATCCTCCGCTAAATCCTCCGATATACACACCACCCGAACCTGTTGATGTCCTAAATAATCCTAATTGAATGTTTGCGCTTGCGGTTGATATTCTTGGATAATCATTAGCATCATTTGTGACAAAAGTTCCAGAGTTACCAGTATTTAATGTGGAGCTTATACCGCTAACAGTTACACTTCCTGCAAAAGTAGCGTTACCCGTGAAGCTAGGCGAAGCTAATGGTGCTTTCAACGCAATTGAATTAGTAATTGTTGTGCTAAAGTTTGCATCATCACCAAGTGCTGCAGCTAATTCATTAAGTGTATTAAGTGCTGAAGGCGATGAATCAACTAAGTTAGCTATTTGTGTGCCTACATAGCTTTCTGTAGCAAAACTATTTGTTGATAAGTAAGAACCTACTCTAGCATCTGTATAATACAAGTTACTGCCTTCACCAATATGTGCGGTTGTTATACCGTGGCTAGCATGCAAATTACCCTGGACTATTACGCCGTCTGATATAAGTTTTACTTTAGTTTGTGCCATATTAATTATTTTCTAACGTTTCTATTCTAGCTTTTAAGCTATCGTTATCTGCTTTTAGTTCTTGTATTGCTTTTAATAGAATAGGTATTGTTTCAGTGTATTTCATAGTTAACATATTATCTTTATTATTATCAACTATAGCTGGAAAATCCCCTTGCCAATCCTGTGCAATAAAACCTATTTTCTTATCCTCATCTTCATCATTTATAAAATTATATTCAACACATCTATAATTTTGTATTTTATTTAAAACATTATCTATTACAGTTATATTTTCTTTTAATCTTTCATCAGAATTAGAGCTCCATGATGTTGAATTTTTAGTTAATTGTACACCAAAGCTACTAGAAACCATAACAATATTTGCTCCACTACCACCCTCAAATTTTACAAAAGCATGGTTAGCTCCTGATGCGTAATTTGTTCCCGAGCACATACCTATTGATCTGCCCACGGTTTCACTAGACCAAATTGCTCCATCTAAATTATCTCTTAAATTAGCGACAGCTGTAGTTCCATAATGAAAAGTTAATCCAGAAGTAGTTGTTTCTATAAACGAATGTCTAGCTCCATTTTTACCAAATACTATTTGCTTAGCATCTGCCGTGTCATCTCTTGCTAAATTTATATATCCATTACCTATTTCTGTGCTATTGAAGTCAGCAAGAGAAGATGGGCCTATACCGACCGCGCTAGTTAGATTTTTTAATAATTCCCCCCCAGATGTTATACGCATTCTTTCTGCTTCTTGTTGTCCAGAACCTCCATCTGTATGAAATGACATATATGACTTTGCACCAATACTACTATCAGAACGGACCTGTATTGAACTCGATACTCCTGCTCCTGCCCCACTTGCGTCAGATTTATAAAAACCTAGCCTACCTATCATTTGGTTAGAACCTATAGAACCATCTGTATTATATAATAATAAATCTGCTCCAGTATTACCTTGATTTCTAACTTGAACTTGCCCAGAACTGTCAATAGCCATTCTTGTTGCACCAGCAGTACCATCATATACATAAAAAGAACCATTGCCAACGCTGTTAGCTGAACCACCTACAGCAATTTCATACTTTCGAGAAGTTGTATTGTTAATTAAAAGAACTGTTTGTGAATTGTGACTATTAGACACTTCCATTCCTGCATTATTACTATTTTGTACAGCTGAACCGCTAACAGTTAATAATGCGTTAGGCGAAGGTGTTCCAATTCCTACTTTTTGATTAAAATAAGTGTTACCATTCTGGAACATATATATATGGTAATAATTAGAAGTACCTAATCTATACGATTCGTCAGCTAAAACTAAAGCTGAACCCATTACAGTATCAGTTGCTGGTTTTGTAATAAATAAACCTGACCTTGTATTTTCTGACCTTAATTGTAAAGAAGCGTCCGTATTCCTTTTTAAATAATTTAATCCATTCGTGGCTGTAATCTGAGTTGTTTGTACAGTTCCTGTAAAAGTTGCTTCAGCGCCATCTATAGTAAACACATTGTTTGTTCCTAAAACACCTGCTCTTGACATTACAAATTTGTTGCTATTACTCCTATCAAGTCCTATTGAAAAATCCATAGCACCTTGAGTTTCAAACGCTATTTGTGCATCTGCCGAGGTACCTGTATTTTCGTTATGTATAACTAATCCAACAGGAACATCTCCTTTGTTATCTCTAATTGTAATTCCTAATGGACTTTCCGCGGCAGTTTGACTTCCTATAATTAATTCTTTGCCTGTTGTTATTATAACATCTCCTCCAAAAGTTGCTCCTCCACCCGCTGTTATTGAACCACCTAAGTATAAATTTTTAAATCTTGCATCTGGTGCGCCAATATCCATAATATTATCCCTTGCTGCATTTGCCGCTGTAATATTAAAGAATTTTGTACCTGATGAGTGTATTCTTATACCACCATTTGATCCATTTATAAAACCAGAGGGTGCTGAAAAGCTTGTTCCTGTAACAGTGCCTCTAAAAGTTGCGTTTCCAGAAGTTGATTCTAATATTAATTGATAAGCAGCAGCATTATTGTCATAAAAAACAAATCTATCTGAATTAGTATTTTCTAATCCTACTTGCCAATGATTAATTGCTGAATTTTGAAAACTAATTAAAGGGTCATTTCCATTAACAATTAAAGGTGTATTATTATTAATAGTAACAGTCCCTCCAAAAGTTGCATTTCCCGTAAATGATGGCGAAGCTTTCGGTGCTTTTAACCCAATACTTGTGGCTGTGGCTGTGGCGAAGTTAGGATCATCTCCTAAAGCCGCGGCAAGTTCATTTAATGTATCTAATGTTGTGGGTGAGCTGTCAACTAAATTTGATATTTGTGTGCCAACATAACTTTGTGTTGCATAACTTTGTGTAGAATGATCTCCCCATCCGTAAGCTGTATTCCAGTTTGCAGAGTTATTTGCAGTTATGCTATACACACCTGATCCATTGCTTGTCATTAAACCAGCAGATGTGAAATCATGATCGTATAATATGTCACCACCAGAATA